AAAATCCTGACCGGCGGCTACTCTTTGGCTTGCTCCCTGACCTTTTATAAATGTTATATCACCTCTCATTATTTTACTTTTTTATTGGCTTTCGCCTGTGAGGTTATTTTCTTTTCGATAGGCTCATTGGCCTGTGGAATTTCATCTGAATGCCTTAGTATTAGCTCGCAGTTTTCTCTTTCATACAAACTAAACTCTCCGTCTTCGGATACCCATACCTTATTAATATGTGGCAGTGCTTCAAATGTTTTTTGAGTATCCATTATTGAATGTATCTACCTTCTTCAATCCATTTCGCACCGTCAAACACAAGTTCGATAATTCCCTTTAATCCTGTCGAAAGGGTTGCCTTGCCTGCTGTTTTCCAATTTGAACCGTAAAACTTTAAGAACGGTGTTCCGGATGGAGCTGTTAATATAATCTCAATCTTATCACCAAAATAGCAATTAGTTACGATAGGTTGTTTTAATGTAAGACTATCCTTAAGCGTTACGTTATAGATAGTAGTATAAGCGTTCGAACCCACAACAGTACTATCGGAACCTGTTACATCTGTAACCGTTACTACCTTGTAATTAAGAACACGGCCTGTATTGTCCTGATTTTTCAGTGTTCCAAAACGTGGAGAAGTCGATTGAGCAAACATTGCTATCGAAATAGTGAGTAAAAATATAACTGCAAATAACTTTTTCATATTGTTAAGATTTTAACAAAAGGGCGTCGGCTCTTTTATGTGGCCTTATCCCTTTTGATGTGACTAATTAAACCGTAAAACTTCCACTTGTTAAAGTGGTATATAAAAAGACTTGTTCTGAGAATCCGTACTGAACGTCAAACTTCATAAGTCCTTTTAAGAAAAAGAGTTCTGAGTTGTTTTGTAGTCTCTGGAGCTGAAGGTTGTTGTCTTCAGTTGAGTTCATACCTACGTAAAGATTTGAGCTTACGTCATCCAGACCTTCTACGAATAGAATTGTATTGTCTGGTAAACCTGCCAATCCAATAACCTGAAATCCTTTATAAGGTTGTGTTTCGCCTGCCTGAGTAGTTTGACCTTTAAATGTAAGGTTAATACTTGCGCCCTGGTACAGTTGCTCTGAAGCAATAGACATAAAGAATTTAAGTCTTTTAAACCTGTTAGGGCGACTTAAAAGTGCTTTTTTGTTAACAGCGCAAAGAGTAATCAGTTTATCCATTGCCTCTAAAATGTTCGTAGAAGTTGAACCTACTGAAGCAGTAGAAATTAAAGGGTAAGGACTTGTCACCTTAAGTACTCCGGAATCTGCGATCATCTTTTTCAGGAAACCATCAAAGAAACAGATCTGTCCGTTTCCGGCTGTACCTGGAGTTGCTGAATAAGTTGTTGAACCCATCCAAAGACCGAGTTCAATTTGCTCAAACGCACGCTCTAAGCCGATTTGCATCATGTAGTTTTCGGCTGTAACCGGAAGTTCACGAGCTAACAAAGTTGGTGAAAGTTGTTCTGCAAGCCAGTGTTGTTCATAATCACGGGGATTAAATTCAACATAGACCATAAGGTCCTGAGGTTCCAAAACACGACCATCAACTGTAAAGGTTCCGGATGAAGTAGGAGTTGCGGCTCTGGGCTGCATAGGGTTTGCAAAGTCTACACGACCTATGGTGTGTTTCTTTTTAATGCCGTCCTGAACATATACGCCACCTTTTTGCAGAGTATCCATTCCGAATGTTGCAGGTAACCAAAAGTAGCTTGCAAATGTTCCGGCGTAACTGGTATCACTAATTACTAATGCCATTTTATCTGAGTTTTATTTTATTTATAATTAAATTTTACCTTCTCTGCGAAGTTTGTTCTTTGCCATAAGTCCAAGTGCTGAAGTAGGTAATTGACCAGCATCTAACTTATTTGGAGTTGCATCTGTGATAACGGGAGCGATTTTATTCAGTGGAAGGTCTTCAATCATAGATTTTGTTTCATTAAAACCTAATTTCTTAGCTGTCTCTGACCATTTTAGAATTACAGTAGCTTCGTTTTTGATACGACCTGCTTTTGCGTAGCCTTCGATCATGTTCTTGACCTTTTCGCCTTCAGCTTTGTCTTCAGCGGCTTTCTTGTCAGTCTCCATTGCATTGAGTTTATTTTTGCAATCTTCGAGTTCTTCCATGCACTTGTCGTAAGTGGCTTTTGCTTCGGCAGCTTTGGCTTTCAGTTTATCCATCTCGTCGCCGTCAGCATCTTCTTTTGCTTTGGCTTTCATTTGAACTTCTTTAAGAGAGGCTTCGGCTGAAGTGGCTCTCAGTTCGATGACCTCAATAGCCTTTACGATGCTATCTTCGGGTGCTGAATCATTTAAACCCAGCTTCATTGTTACCTTTATCATTGTCTCAGTATTTGTGTTTAATATTGAATTTAAAACCGTGTTACATTGTTTGTGAAAGTCTTTCGTTACCGATTGACCTCTTAAGTATTTTGTATTTGAGTTTGCGCTTGTTTCTACTGAGTCGCAAAGTCTCATTTCTAATGCTTCGCTTGGTGAAATATACGAATCCCGGTTCATCATTTTAACTACTTCGGGCTCTGTCATTCCTGAACGTTGTTCAATGATCTTTACAATACCGTTTTTAATAGTGTCCAGCATTGCATCTTCACCACCATAAGGGTTATGAAACATTAACCACGAGTAATCTGACATGATACGTTTACGACCTGTCAAAAAGATAACCCCTGCAATAGAAGCAGCTGCACCTACGCAATAAGTATCAACGGGAGTTTTGGTTGAAAGTATAGAATTACAAATAGAATAGCCGTCCACTACTGAACCGCCAAAGGAATTAATGTAAACATTGATTTTCTTTTTCCCTAATGTGTCTACAAATAGAAGTTCTTGTTGAAATAATGCACCGTCAATGCCTGGGCCTTCACCTTTTATGATATTACCGGATTTGTCAATTGAATCAGCATCGTTACCAATATGCTTATTGATTAAAAAGATAGGCTCGTCTGCTGAAGGGTCGATACAATAGTTCATGCAATAAAAGTATTACATGAAATTTGTCTATTTTATTTTTGTGTCAAATGTGAAGCTAATTTATTATTAAAACAAAAACAGCTACCAAATAAATGATAACTGTTTTAATGGTTTGCCTGAACCGTCAGGTCTAGATAAGAGTTGAACTATTTTTCCATACCAATCCTTAACCACCGAGCAGAATCGAACTGCATTAATCTTAAATGTTTTTAATTGAAATATTCGTTTGCAACTGATTGTATTCTATCCATCAACATTCTAATATTTTCGTTTTTGCTAATGTCCTCATAATCATTATTGCTTACTTCAATAACGTTGATCGAAAAGTGAAAAGATGCAGTATTGTTTCTTGATGACCATCCACATAAATCGGTTGCCATTTCGCTTGTAGGTATGCCAAACGATATAAATATTTTTTCTGTTTCCTCGAGTGCATTTTCGTGAACGTGATTTTCTCTCCAGTTTTCGAGTGATTTTATTTCTCTCGATAGCTTACTGTCATAAAACTGACATGCTTCTTTTTTTAATCTAAATAATTTGGCTTTCATTGGTTTTTAATTTTGGTTTCAACAAAAAAACAAAATTAAAACATTGATATGTAAAATAAAGCGTTAAATATTTAACAATAACAAAATAAAAAGGCCGGGGAAACCAATAACCCGACCCTCTTAACCAAACAAATGAAAAACAAACAAAGATATTATTTTTTAGCCATTCTCAAAATATGTTCACGTTCTTGAATAGACATACGATCAAACTTCTCTTTGACTGCATCGGTTACAATACTGCTTTCACTTTGCCCTGTATATTCCGCCTGTGCCTCTGTCAGTCGCTTGTATAATGGTGGCAAAGACGCCTGAACTCGTATGTATTTTTTATCGGCCATTAGTTTACGCTTTCGTTCTTAAAATATTCCTGAAGTAATGTTTTGCCAGTCCAGATGGTTTCTTTTCGTATCTCTACGCCTTCAAGACTCCATTCACTTTCTGCAAACTCTTCGCCATAATTGTCAAACGCCCACTTCTTTAAAATATCAAAATAAGCTTTGCTTAAAATAATAGCTTTTAAGCGTAAACCAAATTTACGATTATGGATGATACAGGCCGCACACATATCAATAGCAATGTTGTTTTGCTTTTGATAATTATTTAGGTCAATTATAGGTAGTTTTTTCATTTTTATACAGGATAAACAACGTAAGAAACATCAAGGTTCTGAACTTCCCCAGGGCTCCTAAATTGTAGGGTAAATCCATTAATTGTTATTGTTGAGTCAATAACTCCAACATATGTATAAATATCACTTGCCGGAGCTGACCCTATTGAAATAAGTGATAAGCTTACTATATAGCTAGTTGTTGATAATGGCGTTGCAAATACAACATTATATGTTCCAACTGTACTTGGAATGTCACCAATATGTACCCGGCCAACTGCTAACGGCTGTAATCCTGGCCCCGCAAAAGATAAATTAGGATATATACCAGAAACACCGCTTCCTGTTGCAATAAGTTGGGCCGGTATTGTAAAATTCATTGCATATCGAGCTGAATAATCAGCAAGTCCTGTTCCCGTTGTCCCAGCCTGAACTAATACCTGCCTTATATTGTGAACGTTTTTTACTGAGCTATCTGTAAATGTTACAGGGTCGGCATTGATTGTATATTGACCAACATATCCCACAAAAACAGGTACATCAGTTCCGGTTGTTGAAAAGCTAGCACCTGGAACGCTGAATATTTCGCCATTTAAAAATACATAACCTCCTGAAATAATGTAATTAGATCCTGAACCTGTATTAATGCAACCGCTCAAAACATACATAGTTGTAGCGCTATAGGTTGGCCCAATTAGGCTAATTATAATCCCGGCTAATGCTTCACTGTATGCCTGTTGCAAGAAAACAAGTGTCCCGCTTTTTATTGGCATTCTTGCCGAGTCTGTTATTGAACTAACGTCTAATATTTTCATGATTAATATGTTGTTACCGTGTAATTTAAACTCGTTGGAATGTATTGATTTACAAAATTCCTGACCGCCTGTTCATTTGTTGATGCAAATATAGCACTTGGAATGTTAATTTGAAAGTTATTCGCGTATGTGAATGTGTTATTGTTTCCTATTTTGTCGGCTGAAGTCGTTTGGCCTACTGAACTTGAATAAGCCTCAGTATGACCAATAAGAAAACCAACAACTGAACTCGAAAGGTTTGTAATATAAATATCGCTTACAGTGTCACCTATCCCGGACGGTGTCTGTGGTTGCCTGAAGGTACTGTCAAATTCTTTATTTAGAGCGTATTCCAATACCAACTTAGAACCATTATACAAAACCCGTTCCTGTAAACCAATAAAGTTATCCTGAATTAAAAGCCAGTTTGTTGTAGTTGGTAAATCAGTATTTCCATCAATCAAACTTGCGTAGATTTTCTTTTGGTATTTGACTTGTTGTAAATAGTTATAGGTACCTGCTGAATATGGCAAAGCCGTTGAACCCCCGTAGTACGAGCCAAAGAACAGATCCCTTAACCACTGCAAAGGTCTTAAAAGTGATTGAATAAATGCAATAGTGTTCTTATACCGTTTGTCGGGTGGTAAAAGATTTATTGCAGTGTCGTTTATGTTAACGTCGTAGATCATAATTTATCCAATTAGTATCACTTCTTTTCCGGTTTCCGATTCTTGATATTGAGTATGCTGTTTTGAAATCTTTATTATTTCGGTTGCTTCTACTTCAATATACTCATTTCCGCAATCGTTTCTGTCATCCTTAAACACAATCATATCAAGTGGATAATTGCGTAATTCCTTTATTAATTCAGCTACTGTCATAATTATTCAGCTATAAAGTTAAGTGAATCCGCAAAAGCGTAACCTGTTGTATTTTCTCCGCTGATATACCCAGCGATCGTATTCCAGAGCCTCTGTTGAGTTTGTTTGTTTAGGATAAGGTTTATTCCCGCTGAATACGAATCGGTATCAGCACGCCCCCTTACATTAAGCAGTACCACATCATTAACACCTGTCACATTCCTGATCACGTTTTCGAGGTCAGTCATTTTAAGTGAACCGTCAAAGTTTGTAATTGAAAGATTTTGTAAGAATGAATTTAAGGCCGCAATAACATTTGCACTTATCACTGCTGAATATTGGCCCTGGTAATAAATATCTGCATTCACATACAACTTATCGGAATCCAACGAAACAACCGTGTAGTTTATCCCAGCTGAACCAAGTTGATTTATGTAGCCTTGTGCGGCTGCTAATTCAGTTGAAGGACTAAGTTTAACAAATGGATTTCCTTTAGCTACTTTGATTGTAACCTCATTTGATGCAGTTGATTTAACGGCGCACGCTGTAATAATTCTTAATGTAACGTCAACTAAGGGATAAACTGGAATAGTACCAACTAATTGTAATACTTGCGGGTCAGTACTTGAATATTGAAAAGCAAACATTTGCGCCTGAATCCAAAGACCGGAAGCCGCAGCACTTTGTGAGGCTGTCTTTTCGAGACTTAATTTAAGTACATCCATCAGTTGTTCCAAATAGGCCGTGCAAACTGAAAAGATATAACAAAATAGTCGCATCATGTTTCGTTTGCTCCACTTTGTCGGGTCAATCGTTATATTGATAGCCGCAAACGCTGCGACTAATTCTGTATTGATCTGGGTTTGAATATCGGAAATTGACCTAGCCATTATTATATATTTTAGTTTCGTAAACTGATTCGGGTTTATGTTTACAGTTAATGTAAACTCGAATACCTCTATCCATTTGCTCAAAGCTTAGTTCGTAATTAAAGATGGATAAAGCTTCATCGAAAACCCTTTGGACTACATCTTTATTTGTTTCTCTAAACTGTTTTGTAGTTTCACAATCAACAATAGTTTTCGAGTACATTATTAGTGTGGAGTGTACAAAATAAATCATTAATCTGTATTTCTCTTCAGGTGTCATTTTATTGTTTTTTTATGAGTTCAGATATTTTTCTGGCATAACCAAATTTGTCTCCCTCTGTAAAAGCGTTTTGTACAATCTTTGCCATTCTTAGTTCAAATTCTTTTGATGCTAAATACGGATTAGTCTCTTTGAGCGGTTCCATAATTTCCATCATTGCTTTTTGCGTGAGTCCTTCTAACATTGGTTAATATTGTTTAACTGGTAAAATATAATCTGCTTGCGGTGTTTGTGCCGGTACTCCACTTTCAACACTCATATCCATTGTTGTATCGGCTGTATTTATAAACCTGCCTGCACTGTCATCAAATGGACTGCCCTTTGAATCGATAAAGTTACAAACAAATTCAAGAATATACTCATAAAGATTATCATGGTTTGGATCTTGCGATTCATTCGTGCAAACCATAGGACCGCATCCAGTCGGGCAATAATTAGAAAGTCCTGGATTAACAGGATTATCGTAATTAGCTAAAATTTGATCTCTTAAATCAAAGATAATCAAATCCTGCTCAAATGTGCCGTCCTGATTATAAAAATCATGTATCAAATGAATCCTTATGCCTAAATCGGCAGTTCTTATTCCAAGTCCGAGAGCCTCAAAATTAACAGGTGAAATGATTTCAACAAATGCAGCGGGACGGGGCCAAACATAATCTTTGCCGTCTTCTAAATTCTTTAATTGATTATTCCAAATACGAGAGTAAAGATTAACCGCTTGGCTATCCTGGTTCATAACCTGAATAGCTGTAAGTTTGGTTAATATGTCCTGTATTGGTGTCTTAATTCCTGACATTATCTTTTAAATATTCGTGTAACAATTTCATCAAGTTTTTTCATTTGCATTTGAGTTAATTCAGTCGTTTGACCAATAAACTCACGGCGAGGCAAACGGCTATTCCCTTCATTTTGTGCCTTTGCATACGGTAAATCAACAATCATTCTCAGAGTTCCGTTACCTATTTCGGCTGTTCTTGCCATTGTTGCAACTGCTAATCTCAAAGTGCCTCCACGTTTTTTAAATCCCGCACCGATTAAAATAGGACTTGTTTGTCTCTGTAATCCTTTTGTCTTTGGATATTTGTAAGCCTTTTCACCGGGTTCACGTCTTTTTACTTCTTTCCACGGTTCACCATTAAAGCCTTGATTTTTGAATGATTTTACAAAATAGTTCTGAGCTTGGTTTGCTAATAACACAAGTGTCTCCCGTCGCATTGCAACAAGTTTCCGCTTAATGTCTTCAAATCCAAACTTAGTATCCATTTATAATTAGTTTACAATTGTTATTTACTTCAAAGTTAACAAATAAAAAGTATGATTAACAATTTGTTTCATGTCGGCTACAATATTATCCAAATCGGAATCCATCGGGTCGAGAATTGTCGCAATGTCCTGATTTAAAAATACCATAACGCCAATTAAATAATCATTGACATTAATTCCGGTTGAAGCGGTAAACATCAAAGTACCTGGAATTTTGCCATATTTGCCCTGATACGTTTCAATGAACTTATCCGCGAGGTCAAGCCATGTTTCATAAAACTCATTTAACGCCTTGTGTTCGCTGTAAGAGGTTGTGTTCAGGTGTAAGAAATGGATCTGGTCTCTTACTTCAAATAGCTTTTGTAATGTTTTTAGTGGGGTCATATCTCTTTTATTGGTTCAAATACAATATCATTATTTTGATCTGGTAGCGGCTTGGAGTGGTCTTCTCCATCATAATAAATGCTTTCCGGTATTCCATTGGGAAACGCTTTGCACGTTGGCGGTATGTCGTATAAATGGATTTTGTTTTTACAATTAAAACAAATTGCCTGTTCTGTCATCATTTTGAGTAATATTTATCAATTAGCGTTTTTACTGCATTTGCGTATTTGGATATTTTCTGTCCTTCAAGAGTGGTCATTGCAAAAGATTCTGCAACAAATTCGTATGTGTCCTTTCCTGCATATCCTGAAATATAATCAAATTTATTTATATTCTCCCCGGTTGCAATGAATTTTTTTAAATCATTTCGGTATCTTTTAAATAAACCCGTAAACTCTTTTCCTATATCCGTTTGCCTCTGAATATCCCTATATGATAAAACGTGTCCATATTCATGATGTATCGCTGATTTCATTGGGTTTCCTTGCTCAAATATATTATACCTGCTTATTGCAGCCTCTTTTTCTACTTTTTCAAAATATTTAAGATTATCAAAATATTTTGTATTAAAGTTCATAGATATTGCATTTGCCGAAGCCATCGCCCTTGGTCTTTTTTCATTGCCAAGTGTTTGCAGTTCGTCTTTGTATTTGGTTTTAAGTTCTGCAAGATCTTTGTTTATTTCGTTTCTTGCGTCAAGGTTTACGACCGTCCAATCTTTTTTTATACCCAACGTTTCAGAGTATGCCTTTGCCTCATCAATCGTTTTAGCTTCTTTAAATCCCTGTTTTCCTGTTTCGCTTTCTACGCTCGGAATCGGCAAATTAAAATTATTCTTTGCCAGTTCAATATCTTTTTTAGGTATATCAAAATATGGATGATCCCTTGAGAATATCTCTTTGTCTTTGCCGGGGTTCATTTTAAACGTGTCACTCATTTCGGCGTTTACCTTGTCGAATGTGTCGTTTTTTTCGACTTCAGGTGTCAGGGTTGCATCGCTATCCTCTTGTAATACAATACATAAGCAATTAAAATGATTTGTCGGCATTATGCTATCCCAGATAGGATCATCAACTGGCGCAATTAGCCCATCAAGCGGTGCGCAAATATCACAAGCGTCTCCAATAGTTTGATATGATAAATTAGGCAAAAGATCTTTATTCTTTTCAATCTCATTCCATTTGTTTGCCATCATTGCATTGTGAACACAAGTCCCATGCTCACTGAGCCCCCATGCCTCGTTCCAAGTCTCAAATGCCTGTTCACCTAATTGGGTAAACTCTTTTTGTGGTCTTAATTCGCCGGCTTCATTTAAAAGCAATGATCTGTATTCTTTTATTTGTTGATAGCTTTTACCACCGCTGAAAGCATAAACATTTGTTCGTAAATCTTCGAGTAACGCTAAATCTTTGCCACTAAATTTAGTTAAATCACCACCAAATCCCTGATATAATCCACTCTTTAAATAGTCGGCAATGGCTACATACAAGTCTTCAGGAATTGAATACTCCGTAATAGTGCCGTCATAAATCCCGTCGAGTAGACTTCGTATTTTAGCTGAATCGTATGTAAAGCGTTCCTTCATTTAGTTTTGCTGAATTACATTAATATCTAAATAGAAGTCCGACCAAATAGTCATAGTATAAACAACCCGATTATTAGGTTTATCATAATGTGGTATTGTGTGATGTTCTTTAAATATACTTTCAGTAAAACAGTCAGATAATGATTGTATCATTTTTTCAACCGGTTTAGCGTCTTCAGTCCACGGCATTGCCATTAAATCCATATCTGAAGCTAAACTACCATGCAAACCTAAAGCCCATCCACAAGAAGCGGCTGCGTTTTTTAAGTCACCTAATATGCAAGCGTAAAAGGCTGCCTTTCCATGCTCTGTTATGTGTTCTCTACTGAATGCCATATTAATTTTGTTGTGCCTTTAAAAACTTACTCGCGAATTTTTCACTACATTTCTGATTAACCTGAACCGCTGTCATATTTTCACTCGCGCAAACCTGTTGTATTCCGTAAACCTTAACAAGTCTTTGCCATTGTTTTGGAGAACGTGTTTGAGAGTTAACGCCAAATGCTTGCTCAAACTTCTTTTGAGTATCAAACAACAATTTAGGGTTACTCAATAAGCCAGCTTTTAGCCTTACAAGTTCTTTTTTATGGCGTCTGGTTTTAAACCAAAGTTTTATTTTGTAGAACATAATTATCTGGTTTTGTTTTTTCTTCTATCCCTACGTGATTCTCGTATATGTTGAATCGGATTAGTATTTATTGCCTTCCATCCAGTGGTCGTATCGTTTGAGTTATACATACTACTCGAAACCGTTGATACTGGAGCTGGAAACATTTCGTCAAGTCGCTGTAAAAACAATGCAGTTCTTGTCATAATTAATGTTTATGTTTGTTATACAAATTTTCCAGTTTGTTCTTAATTGAATCGGTCAAAGGTATTTTTGGAATAGGGACCGGCATAACCACTTCAGCAACCGGAATGCCGGTTTGATCTGTAAAGTATTTTGTATCCATTTGTAACCCGCCTTTTGTCATTTCGACCGCCTGCTGAATTACAGCGTTGTTAATTTCCATTATTTCGCTGTCATTTTTAAGAACGGCTTTTGTGTCCGGCGGAATATCGAAACCTAACGCCCGCATCTTTTCAAATAACTGATCATTGACAATGCTTGCAATAAAAGATCCATCCTCGGTTTGTTTCTCTTCCATTGCTATTTGTGCCGGACTCTTTACGTTATTGTTTCCGAGTTTGCCCGGTACGCTGTCAATAGCATCAGCATGCCCTAAAATAATCTTACTGATTTTTTTTTCAAGTCTTTGTTCAAAATCGGTATAGCCTTTGTATCCCGTGCCGCCTAATGCCGTCTCTTTAAACTCAATATCATCCAATGGGTCAATAATTGCATAACCAGACGAACCCATTTGCTGTAAAGCCGCTTCGAGTGCATCTCTTTCTTTGCCAACTGAAGACGTCTTACCTACTCTGTAAGGTTGTGCAAATAGCTCTACAAAGTCACCGTTAAAGCCTAAAAGGTTTCTAAGGTAGATTTCATAATTAGCTATTTTGTAAAGCAACCCATATCCACATTTTGAACTTCCAATTTCGTTATAAGTAGGAATCCAAATGACCCAATCTTTCACTTCAGGGTCATCCATAAACTGAAGTCCTGAAAGTGAATAAACAAACCTGGTAATATTTAATCTGTCTGGTGATACATTCCATCGCCTTACAATGTCAATATCTGGAAACTCATCATTTACCACATTTCCTAAAGAAATAAGCGTATAGCCAAAAGGAATCGCATCCATTGAATGATTAATGAACTTATTAAACCAGGGTTTGTTTTGACTTTGGCCTTTTACGGTATTTAAAAATATATCGGTTGTCTTTTGATCTGTCTCGCCTTTTCCGTCTACAAATTCCCACTTTCTTAAAAGTGTTAATGCTTTGCGTTTTGACCAACAGGCCGTAACATGTCCGTTTAAAATCGTATCAATATAAAGCTTCTGGAGCTTAACCCTGTGAGGGTAAAAAGCAAGCTCTGCCTCCGTTACACCTTCGCGCCATGACTGAATATCTTGTCTTATTCTTTGGAATTGTACCCGGGCAGGAAAATCATTTAAATCTTTTTTCTTTTTATCTGAATCTGTGGAATGACTTAAATATGTCCATGCCTGTTGAAATAGGTTTGCCATTCTAATAATTGTTTATTGTTTTTACTTGGCCACCGAATCGTATTCTACCACCCTGCTCTGGTTGTAATAAAGGTAATTCCGGTGTTATATCATTTCCGATAACAGCCGATTGCAGCCACCCCAAAGAGCAATACGTGGGATATAAAACCCTTTGCCCTCGAACCTCACGATCTTCACCGTTGCCGATGTAATTTATAATCCTTAATTCGGGAATGTTCTTTGGTGCTATTCTCATGTGTGCTTTATAAAGAGCGATGTTTACGCAAACCTCTAATAGCTTTTGATCTCTATTGTCGCCTTGTGTCCAAGCTGAATCGGTTATTGCTGTATTGGCTGCAATAGTATAACTCGTACCTGAGCCCCAATATTGAACGCCCTTAATGGGATCATCCGGGAATACGTTTGAGATAGAAGAAACACCTGCAACCCCGATCTGAAGTTGAGCTTCATGATCTAATATCGAAGTCTTAATTTGGCAGGTGTATGTTTTGTTTCTCCAAAATACCTGATTTGTTTTCTCGTAAACGGTTTTGTAATTGAACAGGCCCTTTGGATAGGCTGCATAATACAAAGCGTATTGAACGCCGAGTAAGGTCCAGTGACTTGCTGTAAATGCTTCATGTGCGATTATTGCTGTTGAACACTGATAAACATTACCAAGCTGCAAAGTGAGCACACCCAAAGCGTATGTTTTCGTGGCGTCATAGGCCGGTGCATCTAAATACACGGTTTGCCCTGCATTGTAAGATTTTGTTTTATCCCACTTTGTAACGGGTTGAAATGCCTGTGAGGTGTCGTATTTTTGTTTAAGATACGAGATGCATTCTTCTACTGCCGCTCGCTGTATTGATTCTAAAATTGTTAAATCGTTTCCGATTATCTGAAGTAAATTTTCACTTTGGACTGACTTATAATAGTCCCCTATAAAAATAAAACTGTCCATTGGCCAATAGTTTGATTTATTTTTTCAAAGATACATTATGTTTTGCTAATTGATACATTTGTAACTAATTATTTTTTAATAGCTGTTCCTGCTGACATTTTTCCCAATTAAGGGAACTGTTTTTCTGCCACCTCTTAAATATGTTTGATATTCATTTGCAAAAGCCATTGTTATAATATATCGCTTTGCATCTGAGGCATGGCCGAACTCTTCATAAGATACTCTTGTGACGGGATGTGTTTTCTTTGTCTTCTTAATTGTGCCGTCAGAATCCTCTAAAGCATATTGATAATCATAGATGCTTTTCTTACAATTATCTCCGATTATTATTTCAATATCTGTTCTGCCGGCATAGGTCATATTTATAAATCCGCCCGATTGTTTTACTGATGGATTAACTGATTGCATTCTCATTGTTGGGTGATAATCCCTTAGATACATTTGTATTTCGGTATAAAAGTTTTCGCCCTTTTCTAATTTTGTGTCTTCTTTTACTGAGGTTCTGTCGCCGTAGATATACATTCCTTTCGTTCTTTCTAATGGGTATCTTTTCATAAATTCATTGCAAACGTGCCTGACCCTATTCCGAGGATCCTCTAAACATATTTCATCTATCTGAGTTGCTGTTTTTCCGACTATTTGCCAGACCAGGCAAGTAAGATATGGATTTACATTTTCGTCCCAGCTTACATGAATCGGCAAGTCCTCATTCCATTGTACTTTTTGAACATTATGATTTACATTAAAGTCTTTCCAAAACTCCCCTCCGGTTCTTATTTTGCCCCAATTACCTAAACCGTAAATTTGATAATAGGCATTATCTGTAAGTTTATCTTTCTCAAAGTCATCTATTGTATGTTGATCTACAAAGTTGGGTCCTACAATATACCGATTATCCAAGTAGTTTGTTTTCAAGATGACGGTATTGCCTTTTTCATTTATCCATTTCCCGGCTATATTTGTTTCGGCTTCGTAAAGTATTTCTAAATCAAATATCTTTGTTTTTATCCAGTGTTCTTCACTGATAGGATTAAAAATACCGATAACCTGCTGACCTTTTCGGCCTCTTAATCTTTTACGTATTTGCTTAAGGTCTATCTCATTGAACTGGCTTATCTCTTCTAATATAACTCTTTTAAATGCCGTTATGCCTTTTACCTTTTCACTGTCATCTAAACCACGGAAACGACAATAAGAGCCAGTTAATTTGCATTCAATGTAATTGATCTGAATTGTGAAATAATCTTCTACTCCCCAATCCGAAATAATTGTTTTGAAGTCTTGAAATATTGAATCCCTTATATCGACTGCATATTTTCTAAGTATTAATGCGTTTTGATCCGCCCCTGATAACATTTGAACTATCTGTAACTGAACAACTGAATATGTCTTTGATGCGCTTGATCCACCATAACACCAAATGAAACGAATTAACTCATTTTCAAACGCTTCTTTTAGGTGCCAATAAACGTTATTAAAAAGGTCGGGATTAAAATCTATCTCAATCGTCCTTTGGTCCATAGCCTATTTTTATGATAGGTATCAAGTCTTTGCCGTCTTTGCCTGAAAGTTCCGTTTTGTCACTTTGTCCCAAATACTGTTTACCCAGCCATATACACATTGGTACATTGCCTGTCATTGCAGTTTGAAATTGCTTAGCTCTTAAAAGCTCTTTACCTTCGCCTTTCTTTTGTTCGCAGTATGTTTCAAAATTAATTTTATTATCTCGCTTACACGCCCTGTAAAGTGTTGCCCTTGAGATGCCTAATAAACTTGCAATACCTGTTGATGCACATTGAGCTTGTAGGTATTTATCAACTATTTTCCAGTCAACTTTTATTTCTGGCCTTCCTGCCTTTGTTTTATTCATAAATATATATCTCTCCGTTCTTTTTAATGATTAGGTCGGGATTAAGTTTTATCATTCGGTTAACGATAACCTGACAATATTTTGGATCCAATTCCATTCCGTAACATTTGCGTTTGAGTTGTTCGGATGCTACCATTGTAGAGCCTGAGCCCAAAAATATATCTGCAATTAAATCATTTTCTTTTCCCCATTTATTAAAAAACCATTGTGCTAACAATATCGGTTTTTGTGTTGGGTGTACCCTTGTTTTGGTATCATCTTGTGACATCCCAAAATAACCCGCCCATAATATTCGAGCTATTTCCCTTTTATGCTTGCTTTTTGACCAACAAAGCTCAAATGATGCTCCAAACATATTATCCATTCCGCCTTCTTGCCTTTTATCCCAAACAACCCAACTACCATCATTTTTCTGAGGAAGCAATTCTGCAAAATAATCAGCACCCCAAATAAATATTTCTTTAGTATTTGGAAAACAGGCAAATATAGTATTGATAAGTTCCGGTGTAAAATCTGATCCGTCACCTATCACATTGGAATATGATTTATGTGTAGTTCCTTTTGCTGTTGGCATATCATCAAAACCTTCTGCACCCAATTTCATCCCGTAAGGTGGATCCGTAAACACCATATCCGCTTTTTGTCCGTTCATCAACTTTGCCACTGCATCACTATCAGTTGAATCCCCACAAAGCAACCTGTGATTTCCGATTTCAAACAAGTCACCAAGCATAATATCTGTTTCAATGCCGCCTTCGGGTACTTCAAAATCGTCCTCGGTTGCTTCTAATTCGGTCGCATCACCAAAATCAACAGGTAAATCAAGCCCCCATTCAGTAACTTGATCAACATCCCACTCATTTGCTATGATATCCCAGTCATTTTCTCCAAACGGGGTGTTATCTTTTATTGTGTATGCTTTTAGCTTTTCAACGGTGGTTTCCTGTGGTAAAATCTTAACTGGCACTTCCGTGTAACCCAAGTCAGATAATGCCTTCAGTCGCATATTTCCACATATTACGACCAATTCACCACTGTTGTCGTATGCGATAACTTCTCGGAGCTCCAACATCTCTGGATCGTCCTGAATTGACTTCTTTAATTTGGCATACTTTTCATCACGGATCAATCGTGGGTTCTTTGGAAGTCCTTCGATTTGTCCGGTATTGGATTTAAGTTTTGATATTTTAACTGTTTGTAGTTGCATATTTTTGCTGTATTTCTTTAGCTTTAAATTGTACCATATTATTCAGCCAGTCCGGTCTTATATTATCAATCGCAAATTCTACAAGCGTTTTATTGTGCTTTCTACTATTGCAGGGTTGACAGGAATAAACTAAGTTTATCCAATTATTATCGCCCCCTTTACTGATAGGTATCAGATGCTCTATTGCTTTTTTCTTTAACCCAACTATGTCACCATTACAGTAGTAACATTTTTTACCCTGCAAAACAAATAATATCTTTAAATACGTTTTGTCGATTTCACCAAGTGCACGCCGCTCATGATATCTCTTAATGTTTCTGGCTCTGGTGTTAACTATACCACCCTTCCAGTTATATAAATTCTTTCCTTTACATTTTTCTGAGTTTTTACGCCCCTCGCTAAGTGCTAATCGCCACTCTTTTGAAAGTGTTGTGCCTTTGCTTGATTTACGACCTATCTTAAAACATTCCTCAGAACAAAACTTTGTATTTGGATCACTTGGATATTGCTTACTACAAATCGGGCACGTCTTTAATTTCAGTATGCTTTTACCGTAACACTCAGACGAGCAGTATTTGGGTTGTCTTGTTAGTGTGTACTTTCTTGCCTTGAACCAGTCACCACAAGACAAACACTTGCAAAGCCTATGTCCGACTTTTCCATTTGCAGACTTGCCAAATACAACCATTGTTTCAGAAAGCCACGTAATTTCAGATTCATCTACACCTAAAGATTCAACAAGCTTTTTAAACTTGTCATCTTTGATAAGTCTGGGATTATTTGGATTTGGATATATATCTGAAAGTTTAATCATTTGATGCTGTTTTTAGCCATTTCAATCAATTATTGGTACAAATATAAACTATTTTTAGCTAATTATTCACTTATTCTCAAAATATATCCCCTCGCAGTCATCTAAAATAACAGGTTCCATTCCATATTTAAGACAAATACCCATCATTCGATTAGACGGACACGGCACGAATATATCAAAACCTAGATTTCTGATATTATCAAATAATCCTTTGACAAAGCCTTGCTTTTCCTTTTTGCTCGTTATCAAAGATATGATAATTAACTGACCTTCTTTCCAAAGATAACCGCTGAATAAATCAGAACTGAAGCCGACCTCTTTCGCTCCTTTGCTGTCTGGATAAATTATGCCGTCTTTCATGTTATATCATGTAAATTATTTTCATGTAAATACATAATTTCTTTACCCTCTCGCATTGCTATTTTGATTTCAGCCTGAACGCCTTTACTTTGCTTAATCCTGTTAACCCCATCGTTTTCCATGATTACAATAATCATCCAGTCGCACCACTCAATAAAACTTTCATCAAGTGCTTTCCAGGACTCAAAATTTCCTGGTAAATTGTTTTCAATTGCAATACAGTGACTATGTGAAATTGGACTGAAAACAATGTATCCTTTTGACATCAAATAGGCCGCGACCTTATTTGCGACATTGAATGATTCTTCTTCGTGCTGACTATATGGAATTGTCAGGTATATTTTCATAGCCCTATTAAATTTGAGCCACCCCTCCATATTAGACCACTTGAAATCGGCTCATCTTTGAAATAATCCAAAAATTTATATGCCGGCACACCAACTTTCCGCTTACCTGCCGTTATCCAAATTGTGTCAGTAACCTTAAATTGGTCAAGACATATTGTAAACTTTGGCTTTTCTGATTTAATTGTAAAATAGTTCTGCTCTTGATCTTTAGTGGTTATCCATACTGAAAGTTTATTATTGTTTTGCTTAAAAGCTGAATCAGCTTTCTTAAATTCTTTGTCAAATCTGTTTTGTCCTGAGCAAATCACTGTGATTGCTAACAGGGTAATTAAAAATAGTGTTTTCATACTGTAAATTTAAAGGTTTATTTCAAGTTCGGTTCCTGTTAGCGCAAAATAAATGTTTTGTAGTTGATGTAAATATTTAATATTACATATCGAACTATTCATGTGTTCAATATTATAACTTCCATCGTCAAATAAGTCATAGCTTATAACGGGCTTTAATTTATACTCATAATAAAACGATTGACCTCTTTTAAATCCACATCTTAAAAGTATTTCCTCTGTCAATAAAATAGGGTTGCACTCTGACAAATCGTAGTCATCATCACTGTCATCGAATTCTACTTTTCTTGTGGTGTCATTAATAACATCTACCACGGAAACACTTCCATTCCTTGAGTAGATTAGATTTCCAATTCGTAATTCATTTGCTTTCATTTCGTTTCTTTTTTAAGTTTAAAATAACTACCCATTGATTTAACACATATTCCGTTAGTAATCTTTACGCATTCTGCAACTTTACCAAATGCAAAGTTATTGATTCCTACGCGCTTTAAATAACAGGTACAGCATCCGCCTCCGCTTGGTATGAGTTCTAATGTTTTTCCGTTTACTTCGATTGTTTGGTTTTCTTTACTCATTTTTATTGGCTTTATAACATTTTTTACACTCATTTTGAACAATATCCAAAGATTTAAGAAATACGAGATAGCGCATTTTAGCTTCCCTGTTCTTTTTACGATTATCTGTTAAGTTAAACAGTCTCTTTTGTTTCATTTATTTTCGTTCAATGTTCGTTAATTGGGTTATTTCTTAAATGCATTGCTTATAATTACAATCATTTTTTTATCATAAAAACCAGATTCATATTGTGCTGCGGTATAATCTTGCTTAGAATATCCGCCCTCTCTGATGATCTCTTCTGCAATGGTTGGTAGATCATGATTAATTGCTATGTATTGAATAGCACATAAATAACCCTTTAAAAATTCAGTTGTTTTCATTTCTTAAGAGTATTTTTATTAGTACAAATCTTAATTCCATTTTCAAACTGAATTAAATAATGTGTTTTGTCTTCAGCTAAAACCGTGACTGGGATTAACTGACCTCTTTGAGGGTAAAATAATTTCATTTTATTAAAGTTTTCCATTTGCTATAATCGTTTTCAAAAAACCATAAAACACCTCCACATCGTTTCCTTTTACCTTCGCAGCAGTTGCTAATATTCCTTCTTTGAATATTAAGTAGTGAGGCTGCCCTTGTTGCGCTTTCAAATACCACAAATTTACCGTCTTTAATTCCGATCACTGGCTTTTTATTCCAGCCACCGATATCTGACCTGCCTTTCAAATTCAACAATCCAATTCTTTTGACCCGCTTCGCTTTGCGCATATCCATGTAATCAGTCCATTTTAAACCCTTATTAAATGGCTTGTGACCTTTGTTAAATTGTCCGTTTATTGGATTATACGGTTTCGGTATTGGTTCTAAATATAACTCCATGATTCTTTGTTTTAAATGGTGGGTTTCCAATAATACAATCTTTCTTTTGATCTTCGATGTATTTGATAATTATTTCGGGTGTGCAATAAATCAAATCGGTTAACTCATTTAGTGATTTCTGTAAGTAGTTCATTTTGGTTTTGGTTTATTACAAAATTAATTCATTGTCATTGATTTGCAAAGCTTTATTCTGTTGTATTTTAACTATTTCTAACTGAATTTTAACAGTTTCATTTAACTCAAATTCAATACTTCTCTTAATTTTCTTTAACAAAAATATTTCCTTATCAATTTTATATTCATTTTCCGGTTGCATTAACTTTTTATGTGCTAAATGGCAAATGTCGTTTTCAATATCGTTTAGGTTATGTTTTAATATGGTTTCGGTTTCTGGGGTCATAATTTTTCGTATTCGTTAATTGTTTTAAAAATCTGGAATGCAACTTGCGGAACTATTGCGTTTCCGTATCCTTTGATTGATTCATTTCTGTGTTTTGGAAAGGTAATTCCAACCAGTCCGGCGGATAACCCATCATTTCTGCCACGAACCGGGGATTGAGTTGGGAAGTTGTCCCAGGTTTCGCGCCCATAATTCCGTGCATTGCATGTGCCAGTGTGTCGTTCTGTCTCTTCGGGTTCGGTCTCGTACATCCCCCTTTTACGTCCGATACCGCTGTCGGCGTTGGAAGTAGTTTCCTTATTTCTCTGTTTAAATCGAATTGGCTTTTGTAAGACGTCTCCCCTTTCCAGTCCCGGGAGTTCGGAGTTGGAAGTAATCCGTGTTGGGCCATATCCGAAAGATGTACCTGTTTTCTCTCCTCTAATGGCTGTTTTCTCCCGTCCCTCTCTCCGTTTGCACTTGGCGTAGGCAATAAACCAAACCCTGTCTCTTCTATGGGGAGCGTTAACAGTACAAGCTGGAAGTATGACCGTCTGTACTTCGTACTCTTCATTTTCCAAGTCAGTCTGCACCTCATTGAATACCAACCCTCCATTCCAACTAACAATTCCAGAAACGTTTTCGCCCACAACGTAGCGTGGGTTAATCTCCCGAATCGCTCTAAGCATTTCCGGCCAGAGGTGTCGGTCATCTTCTTTTCCAAGTCGTTTTCCTGCGACTGAGTATGGTTGGCAGGGAAATCCGCCCGTGAGAACATCAATTCTGTTTGCATATTTTGTAAAATCAGTAGTTTTTATATCTTCAAATAATTCTGCATTGGGCCAATAATATTTTAATACCTTTTGTCCGAATGGGTTTATCTCACAATGAAACAAGTTTTCCCATCCAGCCCAATTAGCAGCTAAATCAAATCCACCTATTCCAGAAAATAAAGATCCGTGTGTCATTTTAGTTGTAAATTATTTGTTTAAAAAATTTAATATCCTTTTCAAACCAATCCATTCGCATTCTCATAACTTCCAACAAGGTAGACATTCTAAAAAGCTCAGATACCGAATTTTCATTTATCAAAGTATAATATTGATAATCAAGGGCACCAAGCCTATCCTCAGTTTTAATCATTTGAAAATACAGTAAAAATTCGTAGACTGGGTTTATTTTTGTTTCCATTTTTCAATAGCTTCATTAAATAATTGAATAGATTTTAATTCTGCTTTTATAATGTCATTACACCATGATTCCCAAAATAAAACCCTTTCAGGCGTATCTAATTCTGGCAAAATATGTGATTTTATCCTACCTTTTGCCTCTCTGAATAGCTTAAGATTAGTTAAGCATTGTTGTTTTGATTTATATGCTTCGTTTATTATATCTGTGATTTCCATTTTAAAAAGGTGTTATTATTTCGTTATCATTCGTAAATTCGTTTTTCATTGTGACTGATTCAAATTGTAAATTAGGGTTAATTGTTTCCGATTCTTTCTCTAATGATAATTCAGGTGTTTCATAATTACCTTTAAGATAACTTTGATTGTCCCATTCGTGAATGCTTGATTTTTCATGTTCATACCTACCGTTGTTGTAATTATATTTTAGCGTTACAAGGCCACCGTCTCCCAGGTGTTTAAATTTAACCTTTAAAACGTCAACAGATACAATCATTCTGGCAAAGTCCCGGTAAACACTTACTCCATAATCGCATTTGTTGTAAAAGTTTGCAGATCCGTTTATGTCGTAAAGTGTAGGCTTTGGATATTCGCCGTTTGCCTCTTTTTTTAACTTCGTAGGGTGTGCGACAAGTATAATTAAAACATCATATCTTTTACTGAATGAAGTTAATTTATCCAAAAGCTTAGAAATATACTCCGTTTCGGTTTCGTTACGGTCCCGCATGTGTTCAACTTTATTGTAGGGATCAATAACCAGTATTTTGATACCTTGTTTTTTGACTAAATATTTAGCCTTTAATAAAATATTATCAATACACATATCATCTTCAGGATAGATAAAAAAGAAATTATCCTGAATATATTCAAAACTGTCCTCAAATTCATCCTGACTAATTACACCTTGTTTAAATACTTTCCCGGTTAGTTTACTTGCAAGTTTTGAATAAAAATAACTTACCGGGTAATTTTCAGGTGAAAAGTAAGCGGTTTTCCATCCGTGACAAATGTTTAATTTCATGCAAATAAAATCTACTAGCTCGCTTTTGCCGTGTCCAGGTATCCCGGTTACAACTGCAAGCCGGGACGTTTCCCACGTGATCGCTTCATCAATTTCATAAAACCCTATCTTTTTGCCTTTCTGTAAACCATTCACAAATAATGAATAAATATCATCATAATAATTATTCAGATTTATGATTCCCTCAACTGGCAGGTCAATAGCGTTTTTAACAATTAAACAAAGTTCATTTCTGCCATATTTCTTTAAATATTCGTTAGCATCTTTACAATCTTTTGTTAAAACTATGTAACATTTTTCAGGGCCAAAACGTCTTATTAATTCATTTCTTAATTCAATCCCCTTAATGTCATTATCAACTGAAAGATATATCTTTTCAATAGTATCAAATAAGTCAATTGAATTATCTAAATATTCCAGATTTTTTCCACTTGCTCCGTTCGGTACTGATATACAATTTTCAAGTCCAGATTCAACATAACTTAAGCAATCCAGTTCACCTTCTGTAATTATTATCTCTTTTGCGTCCTTTAGGGCGTTGATATTATACCAAATTAATTCAGCATCCTTTACGAGTTTAAAGTTCTTTCTACCGTCTCTATATTTGATATTGACTAACTTTTGATCGATGTAGAAAGGAAAACAAATTACTGAGGTTTCCTTTTCTATCTGTGGCATATATTCCATATCGGAATACACTCTCATTTTAATAAGTGTTTTCTGGTTTATACACCGTTCATCTAAAAACCATTTAACGGCCTTGTCTGATAAATCTGTTTTATTTTTATTTACCGGGACCTTATATTCTTTCTTTTCAATAAATGGTTTGTATTCGTAAAAATTCGCATTGCAATTAAAACAGGTACCTACTTTACTGATTGAATTAAATGAAAACGATTTTCTATTTTTATGTTTTCTGTCTTTGTCACATTCAGGGCACGGCATGTGATTTTCACCATGCTTTTTAAATTCAATGTCATAATTTAATTTCGTTATTGAGCTAACTATTTTCATCGTGGTCCTTTTTGATAAACAGTTGGTATTTCTGTATTTTGTGAAACTATATTAATTTCATCGTTCCATCTTTTTTGATTCAAATACGTTTCAGGGTTCGGATGGTTGTATGTAGAAAATGGTTTATAACTTTTAAACGTCTCGATAGTATTAAATATCTGTTCTTTTTCTTTTATGGTTAATTTATTCCATTTCTTTTCACAAACTGATTTTCCAACCTTAACAGGATATAAAGACCAAAATTTTAAAAATTCATCTTTTATTCTTTCATTTTCTATTCTTTCTTCTTCTTTCCTTTCCTTTATAGTATTACGTTCTTCATTCGATTGTAATACGTTCGTATTTTTATCAGGGTTATTCCAACGCTTATTTATTGATTCTCTGGCCTTTTCACTTTTATCACATCTTTTTTGTAAGCGTTCCAATACAGAGTTTGACCAAAATCGAAGTTCATCGTTTTCGAATAAATCAAAGTCATTTATTACTGATTGTATTACGTTTTCTTTAGATCGTAATTCAAACGTAATACGTTCGTATTCCATTGGTAAATATCCACCTTCTTCATATAACATCTCAACTATACACCAATAAATACCAACTCCGGTCATACCGTGTTTCATTATTAATTTTACAAGTTTTCTATCAGCCCTTGCATTATAATCATGTGAGAAAAAATAGGTTTCTTTACTCATAATATTGTAAATAAAATAAGCCCTAAAAAGAAAATACCAACAGGCTTCAGGCTTTCCACGGCGCCAAACTGTTGGTAAAATCTAATATAGGGCTTAAAAGGTGATAAAATCGCTTTCATATGTGGAAAATTTGAAGCTTTGATTTACAAATATAAACAATATTTCAATTAAAATTACAATTCAGGAAAATAAATACACTCGCTTTTTTCATCCGGCATAATCATACGAATATAAATATGATTACAGTAGATATGATTATTTTTAAGCGGTTCACAGTATTTGCATTCGTAGTGATCGCGTAAAACTACTGGTTTAACTGTTTTAATTTCAATCTTCTGTTTAGCCATTATCTATTATTACTTTATCTGAAAAGTCTCTGTATGTCAAAATGACCTTTAGGTCATCTTTTGTATATTCCGGGTGTCTTAATAAAACTGCAGCACACCTGTAATTTAATACCATACTTTCGTAATTTTCGGTATCGCTTGTAAATTGGTCAACACATGGATACATCATTAATAGTGCATCCTTTTTATCGAACACCTGGACTAACTGAATTTCGTATTTTCCTGTCATTGTTTTGCTTTTAATACTTCGTTTATTTTTGACTGAATTAAAACTTGAAATATTCCGATAACTTCAATTCCAGAAAATCCAGTAACAGAAGTAAATATTTCGTTATTAATTTCAGTTATTTTAATCTCTCTAATTGATGGCTTTTCTTTAGTTGGTTTATTATTCATGATTTTATTTTTGAAAAGGGTTATAAAATTAATTCAATTATTTGCCGTTTTTACAATGTGTTAAGATCTTAACTACTTTTTCATTTCCTTACTAAAAACACCATTTGTTAAATTCTTAACGTTTTTAAAATACTTCTTTGCCTCTTTAATACTTAACCAGGCCGAACACTTCAGCACGTTTGCAGCGGGCTTAATTCCGCAAATAATGAAATTGCAACAGAATTCACATGTCAATATTGTTTTGTCATTAATCATTTTAATAAGTGTGATATTTTACTATCTGTTTTACTTTTTCAGAATATTCTACGATAATCATTATAAAGTAAAACCGGTCTGGTTTAAATGGCAAGTTCCTTTTTTGTTCGAGTTCACCTAAAACAGATTGACCATATTTCTTAAGCATGAATTTTTGATAGCCGATTAGGTTACCGTGTTCAAACGTATTACAGTGCGAACACTGGCCGTTTACGTTCCTTTCATCGAATTCAATAGCTCCGTTGTGGCCTGCTGAATGAAAGTGGCCAGCGTGCATTAATTTAACTGGCTTCATCTGATTACATGAACAACAAGTAAACGCACGGTCATATTGATCCCGCTCCCGAATGAATTTATTAAAATGTAAAACAGCCTTCTTTTTAAGTGTAGGCTGTGAATATATTGAGTATTTCTGAATGATTTTTGCAGTTAGTTCCATTATTACATTTGTAATTTAGTGTAAATCCCTTCGTTATTTGCAACGTATTTAATTTGTCCTCGCTCCATTAATTCACGTAGTTTTCTACTGATAGATGAATCATACGGACGAAAAGGAACCATCATTTTCAAAACTACTTTTGTAATTTGATGCAAATAAAATGTATCCAATTGTAAATTATAGGCAATCAACGTAGCGTCTTTGATGCTATATTCGCCTCTCTTTTGGAACTGATTTGGCTTCATTGGTTTTTGGTTTTTAGTATTTCTATTTCAGTTGAATATTTGTCTTTGTCTTTTTTCCAAATGTTTTCAAGTCGCTTCATTTCTTTTTTAAATTGAACTTGATTTTGAAATGAAAATTTACCTAATTTTAACTCAAGTAAATCAAAACACTCTTCTTTCATATTTTTCCAGTCATCCATACATGAAAGGCATATTTTTCTGTTAATAACGTAAATATTTTCACCACATCGTATACATTTCATAAGATTGAAAATTTAAAGGTTTTAGTAATCCGTTTAATTGTTTGTTCTTTCGTTTCGCCTTTGCGTGGCATGAAGTACGTGTTATTACTTTGACCGCTTTATTAATGTCAAATTTGGGACTTTTCTTTAATAGGGCTTCGAGTTTGATTTCATTTTTAATGTCCTCAATATCCTGAAGTACTACCCTGGTTTTGTCGAGTTTACGGTTTCTGTTTATCATATTTTTACTCTTGTTTCGGTAAGTACTTTTGTAACTAACTCAAATGAATGTCTTGAGCTGTCGTTAAGGATTTCTGTAATTTGTTTTTTTGTTTTAGTTTCCTGTCCTTTAATAACATTACCTCCTGATTTACATTTGTAATCTCCGTTTTTTAATTTTACGATTACATTTGTAACACACAAAGAAGTAATATGTGTCGCTTCTAACCTTGTATTAGTATTTTCTAATCCCTCAATGATTTGGTTTATTTGGTCTTGTGTCATAATTATTGATATTTATAAATGTCAAGTTTTAAGATTTTTCAATCGCACTATCAAACTTCTCCTCAAGTCTTGCGTGATCAACTAGCATTGCTGCAATATCGTTTTCAAGGTCTTCTGCTTCCGTTTCCAGCTCTTTAATCCTTTGCGCTGCATAAAGCGTAATAGGCATGTCCATTAATTCCAGATAACCAATAATGTTTTTATTCATTTCCGGATAGGTTTTTATTTCTGTCATGATAATTTTTGTTTTAGCTGTTCACGAATAAATATACCGCCATCAATCCAACAATTTCTAAACCTTTCGTTCATTTGATTTTCTAAATCAGGGAATCTGCTTTTTGATAATGTTTCGATTTCGCCATTGTCCGGAAACTCAAACTCTTTCAGCTTTTGGAGTTGGTCGATACATGATTTAAGGTGAATTATATTATGAATTTCTGGTAAATTTTGAACCCTTCTTTGATTGAATGTTATTTCATTATTGGTCAATTCAATCAGCGTTTCAATTACTTGTTTGTTCATTGGTTTAGATTGTTTCAAATAATAAATTAACCTTAACGCATATCCATCCGTATTCTTTACACTCTTTCCATGTCATAGTTGACCCCTTAACCATCTTATCAATACATTCCCTTTTTAGATATGAGATAGTATGTGGTTGTGTTCCGCCCTTTTCTGAAGCACATACCCACATGTCTTTTACTGGTTTTAGTTTAATTTTATCCATTGGTTTGTTGTTTTGGTTTTTAGTTCCCTGCCATGAATCGAACAATGGCCAAACCGTACAGGGAAGTGTAAATAATCAGCAATTAAATTATTAAGTTAATTAGTTAATATGCTGCAAACGTGTGTTATTTGTGGAGGTGAACGGTTTTTCATGGTGTTAAAAGGGGTTAAGATTAAAATCAATTTCAATTCCTTTATCTGCAATGGTTACCGTTTTCCCGGTTGCTAATTCTGTTCTTTTCTGAAAGTCTTTAGCGTTTGAAGACCCATTGCTCAAATGAGTAAGTACGATATTTTGAACTTTTGATAAATCGTTTTCTGATAAGAATTGCAGCGTTTTTTGAATTGACAAATGACTGGCTTCTACTCTGTTTTGGCCCCGGGCGTTTAGCTTGTCTTGCATCATTAATTCGTAAACAATGTCCTCGTCATAGTTGGCCTCTATGATTACCTGGTTTAAATTTGCAAACTTGTAAGGGATTTCGCCGGTATCGGTTATGAATAGAATGTTTCCGGTTTCGGGATGATAGATATGAAAACCGTAAATCGGTACGTCGTGAATAAGGTCAAATGGAGTAACGATAAATTTCCCTACGTTTTTATTTGGTATTGCATGTTTTGGAAAATTGGGGAACATAACAGGAATTCCGGCCTTTACATATTCGCTCATGTACTTAGAATGATCTAAATGCGAATGACTGACCAGGCAACCAACAATATTATCAATACTGTGATTCAGCGCTATTTTAACTTCTTTGAATGAAACGCCCGCTTCAATTACGAGCGTCTCATTTTTCGATATAAGTAAATAGCAATTCCCCGAGCTACTGGAGCCCAAACATTTTAAAAACATATTTTTTCCTCCTTGTATTTCCAAATATATCCACCAGACGTTTTCCTTGTTTTCCCTGGTTTAAATTCCTTTTTATTGGCTACAGATATGATATTACCCTTTGATATGCCCGTAATTCTTTGCGCGTCAACCGGACTTTTGTATTCTGATATGAATTTACCGTTTAAATCGTATTGAATTATTATTTTTTCGTGGACCGTTGTCCTTCCTATTTCTGCTATTGTTTCCCTGTTAATACATCCACAACTTTTTGTTAGTCCAGATGTCATATTTGCACCTCTTATCTGTTTTGTTTTTCCACAATTACAAACACAATTCCATACGGCTCCGTGATCTCCAATTTTAGATAAACTAAGAACCGTTAACCTTCCATAGATATTCCCTATTAAATCGTTCATGCTTGGAACCAATGGATGTGTCATTGCTTTTTCGATAGGCCACCCAGAATTAATTCTACCCTGAAGTGTTTTTATTTCCAATCCTGATATTTTGGCCCACTCTGTTAGGGTTTTAGTTTTTCCGTTATATTCAATATTTCTATTTGTGCGTTTGTTTGATTGTTGTTCTTTATTGGTTATCCACCTACAATTACCGGGTTCGTAGTTACTATCGTTGTTTATTCTATCTATGGTCAAATTGTCATTATATCCATTATTTATTGACCATGTATAAAACGACATAAAATCATTTTTCCATTCTTCGCACATTTTAATTCCCCTATTTCCGTAATTTTTGGAAACAGACAAATTGCCTACACGCGTTCTTTGCTTTATATTACACCACGTATTGTAAATTCGTGTTTTGATTAATCCGTGTCTTTTTGATGCCATAAACAAAACGACCTCCGAACACAAAGGCAACCCAGTTGAACCATTATGGTTCTTTGGCAATGTGTCCGAAAGTCGATTTAATGTTTTCATTATAAACTGAGTTGCGAAGTAAAGATACAAAATAAATTACAAAGAATGATTATAAATTAGTCTTCGAATTTTACCTCTTTAACTTCTTTTTTGACCTTTGGTGTTACGTCTTCGGCATGTGTTAGCGGAATATCCAGTAACTTCTTTTCGGGTTCAGGTTCCGGTAAAAGATTCTGACTGTTTTCGATTTGCGCCAACTTCATATAGTCATTGTCGATCTTCTGGCTGTCAATTGTAATAGCGTTATATGCAGCCCTGAAAATGGTCTTATAACACATTTCATCATACCAACCTTCGATTAGCTCACCGCCGGGAACTTTAACGTTTTTGCCGTCTTTTCCTTTTTCCCACTTATCCTTAACTCCGCCCCAAAATTCTGCTGAAGCTGTTTTTGGCTTGCGTTTTTCAATCCATGCCTTATTTACGACAAAAAGAAAGTTCTTTTCGGGGTGTGTGAAATAGCTGTAATAATAAAAACCGCCTTCGAGTTCTCCACGATCAAAAGGTGTTGGAATGTCAAACTCGTAGCTTTCAATCCTGTTTTTTGAATCCTTTTTGATAGGTTTGAAAACATCGTTTTTGTATTTCAATTCTACAATAACGTCGTCCGGTTTTTCGACATCAAGGCCGTATTTCATTGCCTTTAGCTGACAACCTTTATACTCAACCCTGAAGCTAATATCATATAGCTTTGTAGCTGAATTTTTGTAAGGTATCATTGCAACATGGTTGTTTTGTGCCGGGTCCAGACCTATGCGAGCGCACGACACAACGTCAACTGCAAGCTGTGACATGTTCACCTTATCCCAGGTAAAAGGAATGTCAGCGCGGTATTGTTCGGCTGTCGCAAGTCTTTTGATTTCATTGGTCTTTAAAACGCTATCAACTGCAATAAAATAAGAAGTACAAAGCCTTTTTTGAAAGTCAGTCAGCTTTACGACTTCGCCGGCGTTTTGTGAAAATTCACGTACAACCATATCCGTAAATCGTTCGGCTTGCGTTTTGGTGTTTTTGGTGACCTGTTGATTTGTCGGTTGCTCTATTTTTGCAACTTCTTTTTTGGGCTGTTCCGGTGTTTTGGGTTCCATTGGATTACCGGGACCTGTTGCCGGTTCATCGAATTTAATTTGGTTTTCGTTCATTTGGTTTATTTTAAAGTGTTGATAATTTCTTTTGCGTCCAGTCTCATTTTAGAAACAAGGTCATGAATTTTGATATATGCCTTGTGTCCTGAACCTGACCTCATAGACAGAATAGGCATAATGAAAAGATTAACCGCTCTTTCGAGTTCGTCTTTATCTTTTCCTTTATTGTAGTCGTTTTCGTTCATTGGTTTGGTTTTTAATTTATGTAAAATTACAAAATTGATATTCAATAGTAAAGAAATAATGTGTTAAATACTAACTATTTATGTCGTTTATTTAACACTTTGTCTATTATCTAACAGACCGTATTTACCATTAAAAGTGAGTCCCTGGTTACAACAAGTCTGATTAACTGGCTATCTGTTGGAATGATTTGATTGATCGCTTCAGCATTATCAACAAATATAGGTGCGTGAACTTCGTATTGATTGCAAAGGGCATTAATAATATCAACCCCGGCGTTAATTTGGCCAGCATGATTAACAGAGGCAAAGGGAACTCCGTTTACCAATGTATCGCAGCACTCAATTTCGCTACCGTTGATCTGAACATCAAACAATTTAAACCTAACATATTTAAATTTCGAATTAATAACCTTGTCAATCTCATTCATCTTTGCCTTTGAGAATTGAAGTAAATCATACTCAATCTTTTCGAGGTCTGCGATCTGTTGTGAAAGCGTGCGGGCTTCTTTGTTTAGTTCATCAATTCGTTTTTCTGCCTTTTCGATTTGATCCTTTGTTGACAATTGTAATTTCAGGGTGTCTAGTTCACTTTGTAGTTCGTTTCTTTTTACAACTAACTCCGAATTGTCAACAGGGATAAAACCGTTGAGTTCAGCTTCTATTTCTTTAATTGACACTTCTAATTCAATCCAATCTTTAAGGTTTTCCGGTACGATTGTTTCTGGTTGTTGGATTGACATACCGGCGACTACTTCGCGAAGATCCTTAATTGCTTTTTCGAGTTCGCTTAATTTAGTTTCGGATTTGGATATTTCACCATTAATGATTTCAATTGCTCTACTAAAATTTTCCAGTTTTGATTTCAAGTGGATCCCGTCATTTTTTATTGATTCTAATTTTGCTGTTTTAGAACTATTAAAATTTTCAACTGCGGTTATCGTCGATTCGGTAAACTTATCAAATGCAAAAGAATCATTACATTGATGCTTATATAAGGGACAAATAAGAGTGTTATTATTTGTCGTAAACCCTGATTCGTTGACCAAATTAAATAATTCCCTTAGCTTCGTTCTTTCGGTTTCTGTTTGTTCAAACTGTTGCTGAGTGTTTAGTAGATCAATTTTCAATGACTTCAATTCATTGTCAGCCCGGCGCCAGTCATTTGATAAGCCTGTTATTTGGCTGTTCTTTTCATTATATGATTGGTTTGTAAAATAAACCCGATCTCTTTCGGTCGCGCTCGCATCATATACTACTTTGCTTTGTGCTGTTTTCAGGTTGTTGATTTCAGAACGTTTCCCGGCCTGAATTTGATATTGACTTTCGTTTGCTTTTTGTTTATCCTGAATATTAATATCATAATTACTAATTTCAGAAGCAATTTCATTAGATACCTTTTTGATATTATCATAATCCAACGGCTCCGGGGTTCCTTTTTTAACCTCATCAATTCGAGTAGGGATCTGATCTAACTCCTTTTTAATGGTTAATCTTTGTTGTGCAGTCTTTGCCTTTAGATCAGATACTGACTTACCATTTAAGTTTGCGATAATGTCGGCAAAAGAAGGGTTCAGGCTTACGATATAATCATCTGTTACATTCTCTGCCATTTTAATAAGAACATCTCTACGATCATTCCATTTCAAAGAATTGAAGTACGAAGGATTTGTGATTAACTTAAAAGTTGATTCGTCTAAAATGTCGTTAATCCTGCGATTGTACTCTCCGATCTGAACCGGGACTTCATCAAAATAACAAACAGTTTCGTGACCCTGCATGATTGCGTCAAGTTCTCCTCTACGTTTTACCCAGTTTTCCCGGTAAATCTTTTTGAGTTCAAGTTTGCGGCCGTCAACAAGTAAAATGGCTGTTACTTCGTGGTCAACTTTCTCAATTACAGTATTATCGGAATTGAGCGTTTTAATGTCAAATTGCGCTGACCCGGTTGAATCTTTACCAAATAATAGCCACGTGAAGGCATTAAAAATAGTCGTTTTCCCGGTTTCGTTTGCACCAGAAATATTAGTAATATCTTCATTAAATTCAACGTTTAATGATTTTGCCCCCATAAAATACCTGAGAGATAGTTCTTTTAAGATAATGGTTTTCATTGATTTTTCGTTTGGTTAAATTGTGATTATAAACAAAAGTAAACAATGTAAATATCAATAATGAAATTATTGTGTTTGATTTTTAACATGTTAAGAATTTAACAAGATAATTTTAAGCTGTAATAAATATCCTTTGTTAGTTCAATATCATAGGATGCATCATGTAATTTTGATTCATCGATTTCAATCCCTAGGTATTTTGCAACTGTCATTAATTTAAAATTTTCCATTACGGGTCTTTCGTTCATTAGTTTATCTGAGGACAAAACCATAACATCAATAGAATTTGACCAAAACCATGAGCCAAAATAATTATCTCCATTTTGAACAAACCACGCTCTTAAAAACTGATTGTCAAAACTTGCATTATTGTAACCAACTAAAAAGAATTTATCCTTTTTGTCGAACTTATCTACATATTTTGATAACATTTCGATAAATTGTAAATAAACATCTTTCATTGGAGGATATGCTTTTATTTGCTCAATAGTTACGTTTCCTATTTCGAGAGCTTCTTTTTCAATCTCGCATCCTTGCACCGGACAAACTTTAAAATCAAATGATTCCTGGATAAAATCATCAATAATAATTTGCCCGCTTATTTGGTGTATTCCGTTTTTCCAGAATTTTACTCCAGTTGTTTCAATATCGAAAAATAATAGCTTCATTTCTTTTTCTTTTTGTCTTCCATTAATTCACTTAGCGCGATCGAGAAAGTAAAGCCACCACCCAAAACGAATGCAATAAAATATCCGAGGGCGTGAAGCAGGTTTGTGCCTTTGTAATCTTTCGAGTTACGGAATAGGTCAATACATACACCTATAAACCCGATTAATAACCATGTGATAATTACTTGTTTTAATGTCATTTTTTTTAGTTTTAAAGGGTTTCTTGTTTTAAAAGTTCGTCGACGTATTTGTATGCTAAATTTACGTCACATTCGATATTTATACCTGAATTATCTGCTATTGATGACACTATTTGTATTGCAATATAAAGACGTTTTGATATTCCGTATTCTTGATCTGTAAATGATCTTCCAATTTCATTTACTCTTTCAAACGTTGTTGGGAATGCAGGTTCTGTTCCTAATTTTTTATTTTCCATTTCTTTAATTGTTTTTATCCGATAATTAATACAATAATAAATAATAGGACCGCGATAGCAAATGCGAGTAAGCATCCTCTTTCGCTACTTTCAATTTGCTGTTTACTTTTCCCTTGATAATCATTTGGGTTCATAGCCTAGACCTTTTAATATTCGTAAAACTTCTTCAGATTTGAAATGCACTTTTCTGGTACCCGGTACTTTGACTTGCTCAAAAGTGTAAAGCGTATGTTTGCTTTTAAGGTTCGTAAACCAATATGAAGACTTTCCGTACATTTCTGCAATATCATCAAAGCTTACTAATTCTGGAACTTCTCGTTTTTTTGGTATGAAATGATCGTAAAGTTCGGTTATCATTTCTGTTTGTGTTTTTTCGCTCATCTTATTCCGATTTGATTGTTTTGTCATAAATAACATAAAAAATAGTGATGGCAATAAGGACAATTAAAACAGTCCATCCCGTGTGAGATGTTACGAAATTGTCAAGTGAGTTAAATAAAATTGAAGGTTTCATGATTATTTGTTTTTAGGTAGTAATTTAACTTCTAAGTCATCATTGAAAAAATAGTGATCTTTGAGTGTTTTTTCATTAAATGCAATAAGCGGATAATCATCATTTCTGTATTTTTTCTTAACCGTGAGGATTGTTTCATTATACTCAAATCTGTCATTTTTATGTAATTCTTTAATTGTTTTAATTAAAGGCAAAGGGGGTAAACTGATTCTTTCTTTTTCCCACTCATATAGTAACTCTTTCCATGTACTCGTTAAATATGTGAGCTCATTGGGTTTCTTATCTAGATAATGTATGAATTTTGGACAGTCCAATTTTGCTCTATTTATATCAAATGTTCTAATTAAACAACATTCTTCATAGATACAGTACCCGCAACCGATTTGGTTTTTATCATTCATGATTATTTGTTTTTAGTGTTAAATCCTACATATTCGCCTTGTCTGTTTCGTCCTCTGTTTTTTAATTCGAGGGTTGCTCTGTTTTTAACCAATGTATTACTTGATGCTATTAGTGTTAATAGCCCAGGACTTGCTAGGGTTAAAAGTTCGGTTAGATTGTTTATTTCTGGCATGATTAGTAATTGATTAAAAGTGAAAGTTGATTAGCCGACAAAGAGCAAATAAACAAGGTCACTATTGAAGCTATAATAGATATTACTAAAATTGCTGCTATTGTGTTTGGGTTGTTTTGAATTAGGGTTTTCATTTTTTTTGTTTTTAAATAGGTTAATCCCGGTTCACGATACCGGGAAACGGAATGGTTAATTGCTATATGTGAATAATTTGTAATACGGCGCATTGTCCGTAAAATCATAGTGTTTGTAAATTATAGAATCTGAACGGAAACCACCGTTTTTACCAATGAATAATCTGATGAAATAACTGGTTCCAAATCTTGCATCTATAACCAACGCACCAAAAGTGTTTTCAAATGAATTTAAAACGTTCTCTATTGATTTAAGTTTTAATTCCTGTTTAGTTGTCATTTCGTTTGGATTTTAAATTGTTTGTTGTTTCCTTTCAATAAAGATACAACATTTATATATAAATTATACATTTCAATAAAAATAAATAAAAAATAATTCATTTTTATGTGTTTGATATAATGATAGTTATAAATTATTATTAGTGTTTGTTAAATTTTTAACACGAATGTTAAATATTTCGGGACAAATTATGGATATTTTCGATATTTTGATATAAAATAAGAAATCCCTCCGATGGGCATCAAAAGGGATTAATCCAAACTTACGGATGTTGGCTCCTGTGTTCGGATATCACGAACAATGCAAATATACGAAATAAAAAGCAGAAACCGATAAGTTTAATTACCGGCTTCGTTACCGTTTCAACTTTGGTTGATCGGCTATTCATCATTTACTAATCCCAAATCCTGTATAAATTTTTTCAAGTGCAAAGCTTGATGTTCTAATAGTAACTTTTTGTGCGCTAATTCAATATTGATAAAATCTTCACTTTCGAATCGCTTATGATAGACCTCTATGCTGTTTTCAGTAGCAAGGAGCCTATTCTTATAACAGCATTTTAATTCAGAGAGCGTCATTATGCATTATGTTAAAATACTTAAATGAAGGTTATAAATTAGCTAATTGTTATCCAAATTTCATCTTTGGCACTTTTCAGTACTTCAAACAGTTTATCGAAAGTAATTCTTGATTCAGTCAACTTGCCAATAATTGTATTTTTGCCTACCAATATACATCCTGAAGTATCTTCAGAAGTATTCCCGGGGTGTATACGAATACCTTCAAATCCCGGCACATTTACCAATAACGGCATTATACGTTTGAATCGGTTTGAGTAATTGAGAATAACTTTATACGTTCCGGTATGAATACATGTTTTGTTCATTATCTTAACGTCTCTCGGAACGTCTTCCAATGTGTCACAAAAATAAATACCGTCAGTAAACCACTTACCAATAGTGTAATCTTTTCTGTATGCAATTCTTTTAACTTCTATTTTCATTAGAATGATATTTTAAAGTTCCTACCAACTGAGTATATAGGTTTCTTCGAAAGTACAGGTATATAGTCAACCCCTGCGTTCCAAATAGCATCTTTACGCGTTTTTAATACAATTGTGCCACCTATACCAAAGCCCGTGCTTAGGCCGTCTAATTTGACCCCTAAATAGAGTTGATTTTTTAACGGTTGTGATGGGTTATTATTTATAATTGTTTGAGGTCTTTTAATGAAATATTTTCCGTCGGCACTTACTAAACGACCCTGTGTTATTCCATAATTTAATTTAAACCACAAAAGGGAATCATTTACAATTGTTGCAGTATCAAATTTAGTAGCGAAATAATCGGCTAAAATCCTTAATGTGTCTTCAGATGTTAGTTTTGTCGGGACTGGGAAATAAATATTATTTGGATACCATTTTATCGACCCTGTATCTTTGTAATTCTGAATTATAATCGGTTTTAAATGTGCTATGAAATCAGTTGTATCAAACGGGGTTTTTACCGTGTCACTTTTTATAACCGGCGGCTTTGGTGTAAATGCATTTGTCAGCTGCCAACCGATTAACATACCGATTAATAAAAGTCCAACTACTGCAATCCAAGTCCATGTATTTGTTTTCATTTTATTGGGTGGCTAAAATAAATATTAGCAGCTGTTGCTATTAACATCAGTGCGGCAAAAATCCATTCAACGGTATATTTTTTTTCACTATTCCCTCCGTCGTGTTCAGATTTGAACCCTTCCAAACATAACAGTCTTTTTTCGTGGTTATCAATTTTACCCGACGTTCCCGTTTTTATTTCGTTTATATCTACGTTCAACCTTTCCATTTGCGTAGATATTTTTATCAACAGGTCGTGATCGTCTGCGTTTTTAACATTGGTAACCTTCAATGCTTCGCTCGCTGCGTTTGCTAACACTTTTGCTGCTGATTCTGCTGCTTGAGCAATAACCTTTGTGGCGCTTTCTGCTGCCTGAGCAATTGATTTTGTTGCATTGTCTGCTGCTTGTGCTATGTCGGTATTAGCTTTTGTTAATGGGGGCATATCTTATACTGTTTAATCCATAAAAATAGAAAAGGTAACTGTAAAATTTTAATTATTTTTGAAATGATCCAAATATTTTATAATGTATCCATGAAATACAGACCGTAACACATGACATTATTAAAATTAACTTGATATAAAACAGAGACTGAAATAAATAAATCGTGTGATCCATCAGTACAATTCCTGAAATAAACATCAAATTAAGTATTAAAACCCTATGCCATGCACAAAACCGACATCCTATTGATAGGAAATACCACATAATACTCGTGAAAAGAGAAACTCCGAATATAGGTGAAAGGGTACCATAGGTATTAAAACCCAATAACGAAAATAAAAAGGTGACAATTATTGCCAGATTAGTGACAATCGGCCACCATTTTATTATCGTTATTACTCGTTTCATGTTATTTATGGCCTCCAAGCGTTCCTGTTGGATCTGGCTTAACTGGATCCGTTGTCGTAACCTCTACTGATTTCGTATCTGCTATTTTTGCAGTATTTTGTTCAGCTTGCACGGTAAATGGTAATTTGGTATCTGTTGTTTTAATTACGGTTCCAGAAGGTACGCCCGCAATTGCTTTACTCGTTACACCAATTGCCGGACTTTGTGTTACAAGGGATGACATAAACAAAGCCACGAATGAAGCGTATTTTACAACTAGCGTGATTTGCACATTCCATAAATCAGGAATAGCAATCCCCGGAATCAAATTCAGTAAATCCGGTACCCAAGAAATGGCTATTAAAACCAGTGAAATAATCTGCCATATCTTAAAAAATAGAGGGCTTGAAGTAAATAATCTTTGGATGTTTTCTCCTAACCATTTTAGGATCATGTTTTGATTTGCATTCATAATGTTTATTTTTTAGGTTAATTATTATTTTAAAAAGTTGCCCCTACACATTTTATCCATGTGTCAGTTGCTGTGCAAATGAATATTCCTGTTGTGGTAAATCTTATTTCACCTGTCGTTCCGGTATCTGAAGATGAAGATGGGGCAGTGTTTAATGCAGATAATTTATATTGTGTTGCCTTAACCGTTGCTGAAAATGTACCATTGCCACTATCAATAGTTAAATTGGGAGTAAAAGACGAAAGACTTCCTTTTCCAAAAACAAATAAACCATCAAACCCAGATATCCTATAACCACCAATATCATAAACCATTTCCCCCTTAAGTGTTGGATACCCACTCCTCGATAATCTAAGCATTCCACCCTCTCCTAACCATATGTTTTGAAGAATAGAGCTACTGTTTTGATTTAAAATATAAGAATCAGAATTAGTGCTTCCATCTGCCATCAACCGTTGTTGCGATGTACCTCCAATTCTTATGAGAGAATCAGCGGTAATACTTTTGGATAATATAACATCCCCATATGTTTTAATCTTAGCATATATACTGTCCCCTTTTTGCGAAACAGCTTCAAATATATTTGTGCTATGATCTACGGGTGTACTTAAAATTAACCCTTTTTGCCCCTGCAAATAAGCATATGGGTCAGCATAATCTATATTAATTGTATTTTTTTGATTTTTAAAATCATAATTATTTGTTATTTTATTATAAACTACAGGCAAAGAATATCTATTGAATGCAAAAATATTGTTTGATGTCTTGTAATTTATATCAAATTGATATAAGTTGGCAAACCCATCACCCGGTATGTATGTATATAAATTAGTAGAATGTTTATATGATAGATCTGTTATTAAGCCTATAAAGTTGCCGCTTTCTAGCCTGGTTATCGTAGGATATCCATAAAAAATAGTTAAATTTGGGAATGGCCTATGATGACATAACTGTTCTTTCCACTCATTACTAAACGCGCTATCTGAAGACTGGATATATATATGTAAACTATCTTCTGTTGGCGAAAAAGAATTTAATTTTCTTGTTGTGGACATTGCAATTATATTTCCTCTAATGCTGTCCCAAACAATACATGGAGCCGAATGGCTAATACCCAATAGATTATTATTCATCTTAGTTCTTCCAAGATAATTCCATGTATTACCATTATCTGTACTACGATGCATGAAATAGGTACTATCTGGGATGCTTTCATCTCTACTTATAGCAATCATTTTATTATTTCCTATATAGGCAATAGCAGTTTCATCAATTCCTGTTCTTGTGCTTATTGTTGATTTATAACTCCAAGCATCACCGTTAGTTGATTCATATATTTGAATATCTGCTGTGCCATCTATTATACAATTATATTTACCATCTCCTGTTTTTATAATAGGTCCAAACGTCTGTGCATTTGCTATTGATGTTGATATAGGGGAATAAGAACTCCAGGATGCGCCTTTGTTGTCACTATAAATCCTTCCAATATCATTAGTATTAGCACTTCTATACCTTCTGAATATTAAAATGATCCTTCCATTCGTCGTCATTCCGCCTATCACATTTCTGTCATCGTAAGGAGAATTATATGTTGTAGTGTAATTTGTCCAGGTCATTCCTTTATCGTAAGAATATCTTTGGATTAACGCGCCACCCGTATCCTCTACGTGTAGATTATTGCTATCAATTCTTACCACATTAAAAAGTGTGTCACCTCCAATATTCAATATCACACCCTCAGCTATGTAATATTTTGTCAATAATGAGGGTATCCACCCACTAAAAGAATAGCCACCTGTATATTGATGAACAGAACTACCCTCCGCTACTGTATTGGATGTTAGACCGTAGTTGTTTTGTGAAGATGGGACAAATCCGTAAGGATCAAGCGTTGCCACTCCTCCTTGCTGGCCTTTTTCCGTTGCATTTATTTTTAAATTAAGCAAACTATCAACAATCGACCTCTTATAACCATAAGCGATAAGACTGTCTACGTACTTCTTTCGTGCTGCGGTATCATTTGCGCCAATTAAATAATAAGGCGAAATAATGCCTTTAAGCATGTTATACCTTTGAATTATTGGTACAGGTGTTTGAGCGTTCGCAAAAGAAAAGCAAAAAAGAAGTAAGATTAAAAGTAGTTTTTTCATGCCGTGACTATTTTAGTATAAATAATGTAAATCGTTTCAGTTGCTGCTAATGGATCGGAGGTGAATGTGATTTGTCCTGTATTGATATTTAGGGTAAACGTGCCGGCTCTCTGTGGTTGAATTTCCCTGTTTAATTGCACGATTGTCGCTCCGATTAATTCAGGTAAAATAATAAGTGTTTCGCCTCCACCCGCAATATATTGGGTTTCTAATGTTTCTTCATAATATTTCATATTAGTATTGTTTGGTAGTTGATAATAATTTGGTTGTGGTGTACCAATACTTTGCCCCTGCAGTTCTACAATAGAAAGCATGTTTCCGTTACCCATGACTGCGGTTGCATAAATATCTTTTATATTCTTTGATATGATGTTATTAGATAGCGTTTCATCCCAAATAAACGATTGCCCTGACATAGGCAAAACATTCACATTATCTACGCTATTGTCCTGAATGAATTTAGACAATAAATCCAAAGACCCATAACATTGAGCGCATAAATCCAGAATCGATTGACCACTGACACTATTAACTGTTAACATTTGGATCTACCGTTAAATTATTGTTTGCTTGTGTTATAATAGGCCTGGAGTTATATCCATCGGTTTGAAGTTGTATTTTCATGCTTCGGCTTAATTCTTGCTGAATGTTGCGACCTTTCAGATACGCCATAATCTTAATGCCATCGGTAGGGTTTTCCTTCCACCACCCCGGCCAAGCGTTTATAGTGTCGGCAATATGTTGATCATCGCTATCAGTAAGAACTAAGTCGTTATTATTGATAGTTAGATCATTTCCGGTTAACATTAAATCAGTTCTCATATTCCGTGCTGAATTAGTGGATTCTCAATATCACTTACTTTTGTCTCTGTAATTTGTTGACCATACCAGGGGACCAGACTTGTTTTTAAAACCGTTTCCGCTAAAGGTGTCCATGAAGCAAAGACTTTTTTAACATTATTCAAGTCTTTTTCAAGTGTGTTTAGTTTTTTAACCAGATCGCCAATTTTAATAAGTCCACCAAAAGATCCATCGTTAAGCTGAATTTTAGTTTTTGCATCGAGAGTTATATTTTCAATTTCAGAATACTGAGCAATATACGGCTCAATATTCATTGAAAAAATAACCTTAACGGTACTATTTAAAACAGGCTCCAATAAGATACCATCATCAACAACTGCCATTAATTTAACGTTTGGAAATTCATATTCCGTATGACCATCAATAACAGTACAGTTACAGATACGTTTCCCAATATCAACAGAATTGACAGTAGCATTAACATACGTGACCCGATCATCTTTATGTTGATCTGTCATTTTTCTTATCGCTTCGCTTATCGCCCTGTCACTCATCTTAAATTAGTTTTATTTCTTCCCTCCATCAGGCAGAAGTTAATAAGTTATTATTACCCCATTATGAAATACTGGCGACCCGTTGTGATCAAATAGAACAGCCTGTGATGGCTCTGTAAATGGAAATTGGCTACTGTTTTTCATATTTTTATTTATTTAATTCATTATTTCTCATAATAGTTTAAAATCGAGTTGAACCTCTTGTCTTATTCCTGAAAATCCTGCCTTATAATTTACCGACCTTACTTTGTAAAGACCGTTTCTTTCTGGCAATATATTGTCCTGAAGCTGCACATTGTCACCCATCCTTACAAATGGTATTCCAAATGTAGTAAACTTTCCTTTGAATCCAGTGTAATAATATTTTTTTAATTCTGTTAAAGCCAAACTTTTTAATTCATCAATAGATTTTGCAAACGGATACGGCATTGTCATCCTTTCGCCGCCGGTGTTTGGTGGGTATTCTTCACCTTTTTTCTTTATAAAATAGGTCGGTTCATCTGAACCATTACGAAGCGTCACCAAAACCTCCAGTCTTTCACACTTGGTTTTTTTGTGACCGTCTTTTGTCGTTTCGCCTGTCTCAGTCTCAATTTTATTAGAAGCCACAATACTAAGAACGATATCATCTTTTCGTTTATATTCTAAATCATCACTGATAATATTTTGCTGAAAAGTAAAGTTATATGTTTTTGCTTCGCTTTCAATATAAATCATAGACCCGACACGTAATTCGTTGCCTTTAAAATAAGACTCAAAATGATACTGCTTTCTTAGCCTTGCAAGAACCTCAGATACCGTTTCATTCCCTACCCGGAAAACCCCAAAAGTCGTTTTTGTTAAAGAATTAACTGTAAATTGTTCGTCTTTTGGTTTCCCTTCATTATATGGTTTGAATAAAAAACGCATTATATCTTCGAGAGTATCGGTTGCTTTAAATGTACGAATCGGACATGGTAATTGTTTTAAAATCCAGCTATTATCTTCTACTTTAAAATTGATAGGTTTTTTACTTGATACCTGGGAAATATAACCAACAAATAAATGAGTATTCGTTTTCGTGTCATACGTGCCCTCAGTTACTTCTTTTCCTTTCTTGAAGTACCTATAAGCATAGTCTATTGTAACTTTGTCACCACGCATTAAAATCGGCATAAACGAACTTTCAAATGTTTGATGTGCCCCTACATTTTGAAAGCCCCCAATATTACTATTTGAAAGCGGAACGAGTTTATTATTTTTATCCCTTACATAAAGATTTTTAGGTACTGTTATTTCGGCCTGATTTGTAAAATCTCTCCATGAATCACTGCATGACATTTCAACTACAAAATCAAACTTAATTACCTTATTTCTCAAAGGCGCTTCTTTGATTTGCGTTTTTTGTTCTATGGTTATATTTGTCAGTGCTCTTAACATTATAGTATGTTTAATTCTTGTGCAATATCCTGAATGGCGTTTAATGTAAATGCCTGGTAAGAATACCCGCCCTCGTCCTGCCCTAATGTGCGATCCTCAAAAACGATTGTATCAATATCCAAATTATTCAAATAAGCTGAAATAACAGGAATTGAAACCGGCGCCTTAATTAATCTTTTAAGTGCTGCGACCTCATCAATAGGATAGTGATTATTAGGTCCTGTTATTATTCCACGAAAGGATATTTGAGCGTCACCTTCTCCGATGTATTCTTTTACGGTTCCGGACCTACCTTGTATTTCTGTCTTTACGATATTTCTCGGAAGGGTAACGTCTACTAAAATAGCATCAAATTTCAATTTAGGTGTCGTTACCTCATTGTTTTGAGAATCGGTATAAGTTACGCTATCAAAAGTAACGTCTGTCATTACAGCGGTTCCAAGTATTGAACTACCTATCGGAGTGTCCCCGGCGTATGCCTGAATATCTGAACTCTGTAAATATGGATTATTACCTTGTATTTTTTTGCGTGCCTCACTTTGTGCAATTACCAGACGCTCGCCAACGGCCCTTGCGCCTGATAAACCAAGCCCCTGAATTGTCACACCTCCGATGATATAGTCTTTTGCCATACGTTAATAATCAGCAACCATTAATGAATCGTGAGTAGCATCGACTAAGATCTTACTGACCATTTCTTTTAAATCCTGTAAGCCTTCTTTAATATTTGTAGTTGAAATAGTAAACCCTGAAATTAATGGAGCGTTATAAGCTACGTGAATATTAATAGTTTTTTGACCTTCGGCTTTTGTCGCAGGTGTTTTGACTTCTTCAGCTTGTTTTCCTGTTGCGCCTAATTCCCCATCTTTGCCCGGGATTAGGCTTTTTGTTTTGGATGCCTTCGCTGCAGCTTGTGCATCTGAATTATTCCACGCATCATTAATGTTTTTGCCTGCATCCCTTACGGCGTTTACCGTATCGGTTAATCCTTTTGCAATTAATTTAGGACTGAAAGACAATGCGCCTGCGATTATTTCACCAAGCCCCCAAAATGCTTTTCCGGCTCCAACCGCAAACGCTTTTATGATTTGCCATGTACCTGCAAGCGCATTACCGAAGCCACCAAAATGATGTGTAAGTTTTAAAATACCTATAGTTAAAGCGGCGACTGCAATAACAACTTCAGGAATACCAGTTGACCAAAGAGCGGCACTAAATAGCCATGTTGCTGCCGTTGCCAGTGATGTAGCCAAAGTGACTGCGTTAAGAGCAATACCAAAACCCCAATAAACGATAGCAGTCCAGTTTGTAATAATAGCCATAGTTCCAATAGCAAGCGTAACGGCACCGATAACAATAAGAATATCACCAAGCAGTCTTTTGTTTCTTATAACCCAGTCGCTAAATTCTTTTATCTTTTCGATTAATACTTTAACTCCTTTTACAAAACCCTCTAATGCCGGCATAACAAAACCTAAAATTTGAGTTGCATATTCACCTACTGATAGTTTCGTAGTTTCCATTAATTTATTAAAACGTGCCACCGGGTCAGCATCAAACATTTTTTGCGCTACACCTGCATAACCAGACCCGGCTATGTCTTTCATCATTTCCTTTTGTGCAAGAATCAAATGACCGCTTTGCTGTAATTGTGTTATCCTTTTCTTTTCTTCTTCAGAAAAGATAACACCATAGCGTTGCATCTTTTGAAGCCCCTCTATTGGGCTGTTCAATGCTTTGCCGTACATTATCCCGGTCTCACTTAATCCGTGGCCTGTTTGCTTTGCAATGTCAGCAACAAGCCCCATAGACTGTTGAAATACATCTTTTGTGATTGAAGGGAAAGTAAGAAGTTGTGAAGCCATATCCGTGACCTCAGATTGAGTGGCCTGAATATGACTAGCTAGTCCTTTAGAAAAGTTTTGAATTTCTTTTAATGACATTCCGGCTTTTTCTCCGGTGGCAGTTAAATTTGCTTCTACCTTAGCTGTTGCTTGCTCAAGTTGGTGGAATGCTTCGAAACTTTCTTTGCCAAATTGGATAATCTGATAAACACCAAATGCAGCACCCAAAGCAGCCCCCACGCTTAGTGCCATAGACTTAACACCACCCAAAGCCCCTTCCATCTTTTTAACGTGACCTGTTGCCCCGTCAATAACCGGAGACATTTGATCTTTTAAATTCAGTACATAGTCAACTACATTTGCCATTACGAGAATTTAACTTGGTGTATTATTTCAAGATAGAATTTAGTTTGTCCCCAAATCTCAATAAATTCATCCTCTGTCATTTTATCCATTTCTGATTTGCTTAAACGGAAATGGCAGCGTATTAGTGCTGCCATTCGTGTGTACATAGCACTCGAATTATTAACTTCGTAGTGTGCTATTTTTTTTTAAACGTGTTCTGAATGACATTGATAATTGGAACGCACATTCCGGTCATGCCTAATCTGTAAGCGTCACAATCGGGACTTTCATTGTATGTGCGGGGGTCTGAGTCTTCTTTCAGTGTAATTGCCTGTCTGAGTTCATCGCCTGCCAGGAACGGTCCTGTTGTGGTAATTTTATCCATCGTTGCAATTTTCTGAATGTAATTAGGCTCTTTAAGAAACCCAATTACCTTTTCGCCTGTTTCTGAAATACCTACATAGGCGTGAACTTTTGAAACTCCGTACTTCTTTGAAAGCTCGATACACTTTTCTTCGATCAAGTCATTGAATGCTTTCTCTTCAACCTCTTTTTGCTGTTCAGCTGTTAATTCAACTTCTTTCTTCATTATCTATCGATTTGAGCAATGATTAAAGGAATCTTAACAGTCAAGGCGGTGTCGCCTTGTTTTGCGTTAAAAGGGTTTTCAAGAAACTCACAAGAACGAAGCACGTCAACAGTTGCATCGGCTATCGAGTTACCGTAAGTAACAGGAATATCAAACCAACCAATTGACAAAGGGTCACGGTTTGGAGCGGCTGCAATAACTTTCTTCCATTCATCCAGGTAGATTTCAATTGATCCATCGGCCTCAATCTTACCATAACCACGACTTACCGGGCGTTGACCTGCTCCGTAATTATTGGTTTTATTTTGTTTTTCCTTATACTCGATATTTGTGATACCAGCAACAGGAACGCCAAACAAATTGAATGTTATCGAAGCCCAACTATATGATTCTCCGTTTATTAAAGGTGTCATAGTTTTTTATTTAAAAGATATTGGAACTTGAATATTGCGAGCTATTCCGTTTTCGTTCAGCTTCACGTTAACGATAAGTAAACTTGTCGATACGACGTTTTGAGTAGGATCAATATAGACGTCATCTTTTACAACTTCGCCTAAATCCTGATCACGTGCCATTTGATACAAAGGCTGCAATGCCTGACTTTCAAGAAATGCTATCGTAGTAGCCGCAAGCGTACCGTCCGAGTTCTTTAATAACTTACTTTTCAGATAAGGAATTAAAGCCGCGTAAATACCTCTTATTGCTTTGTCGATTACCCGATTGTCATTAATGTAGGCATAGTCTGAAGTAGTTGAAATAGCGCAATGATTGTCGTTAAAAAATGTACTTGCAACACCTACGTATTTTTGACCAAAGATGTGACGTTTTGCATCAATAGCATCTAGAGCAGAATCAGTTAACAGTGGATCTGTTAAAAGTTGACCATTAGCAAATGCCGGTATGTCATTTTCAAGTCCGTTACTGATTGAGAACTTAGAAGGTTGCCCGAAGTCTTCAGATACAGCACTAAGTGAAAGCATGCCCAGTGCAATTCCTAATTGTGTAACCGATTTCCCGGTAGTCAAATAAAGAAATGCGCCTAAAGCACCACCGTCCTGACCAATAACTGAACTTGCTTTGTTTGCTGTTAAAGTTGAAAGGTCGGCTATTCCTGTAATGTCTGTCTGAGCTTTTAAATCGGCTGCATATAGAGCGGAAAGGGGCTTGTGACGTGCATCATTTGAAACTTTGATAACTCCATCAATAAGGGTAAGATCACCGCTTGCGTAGGCCGCAGAATCCTTAAATATACCTACCTGACGTAAACTTCCGTTTGCTGCTGTTTGCAAAGTAGTAATTTCCGCAAACGTGTAAGGACTTGGAACTGGAAAGAAACCGATCCATAGCTGTGAGTTTGGATTTGCTCTGAAATATTCAGCAATATGATAATGCCATACAGCTTGTTTTGAAGCGGCCCCTGTTGCAAATTGTGTTAACGTTCCTGCCAGTGTTGCACCGGCTGAAAGAGTAACCGTTATCGGACTACCTGAATTTAAAAAGATACCCAAACCAGCACGAGGTCTTATTGTTACCGTTGCGGTTGAATCGCTTGCAGTGTAACCATGTACCAATGTACCGGCGTTAATTGCTGCTGCAATCGCAATACCTACCTTGTCAGGCGTATTATCTCCCACTACTTTCGTGTAGGTTCCCAGGTCAACAACAACACCAAATGGCTCAGTAACCTTAATGTTAATCGTATCACCACTGGCTCCAGCGCCTGTTACCAAATACGTTCCGGTTGCTTTTGTCTCATCTGAATAGTCGGCCAAAATACCGAGGTTTTCAGCATCCACAATTCCAAACAGCTGCTTAATATTTTTAATAGTTGTAAATCCTAAAGGCAAAGAAGCGGTGTAAAGAATAAGACCGGAAATAAAATCCTGACCGGCGGCTACTCTTTGGCTTGCTCCCTGACCTTTTATAAATGTTATATCACCTCTCATTATTTTACTTTTTTATTGGCTTTCGCCTGT